CATAAAACAAAACAGAGCTATCTACATTTGATTTTACTTGCATGCCTTGTTCTATAGTCATGGCATAAGTAAAGTCAGGAAGTGTTTCTACTCCTGAAGTAAATGCTGGTATTTGTTGATAAACGTCTAGATTTACTATTGCCGCAGAAGTAACTTTCGGTCTGTAGCCCATCATATAGGCTAGAGTATATAGATTGTTCTTTTGTTTAGCATATTGTAAGAAAGTCTCTTGAAGTTGATTATCAAGATAAAAAGAAAGTACATCTCCTACATAAGAAGCCATCTCAATAAACATACTACCAGGACTTGCCTGAGTAAAGTCGTTATATACTGTAGGATAGTATGACTTGGCATATTCAATCAAATCTGCTTTGAATGAACTAAAGTCTTTATTGAGATATTTAATGTCTATTTGATCTGGCATTTTTACATGTTTTGAATAGTCAATGTAACAGAATCATTTTCATTTGATCTTAATAGTCTGTAACTAAATTGTATGTTTATAGAATTATAGTCAGGGTTTCCTATGATTTCCAATGTTACAATCTGCACATTTGGAAAATTATTTTCAATCTGAGTTCTAATAGATTGTTTTATATCATCAAACGTCAATTGATCTATTTGCTCAAATAACCTACTTCTAAGCCCTGCACCAAAAGTAGGACTGAAAGGCCTCTCTCTTGGGTCAGTTAGTAAAAAGTTTATCAGATTATATTTAGTCTGGTCTTTAGTAGTATATACGGTAGAAAATACGTTTTCGGCATCAAAAGGGATTTTAACTCCAACGCCTGTTGAAGGTTTAAGATCCACTACCGCTATTTTCTTTAACCCGTATGCCATTATATTTGACCTTTTTCTTTAAGCTTTCCCATAAGTGCAGAGAAGTCTGGAACCTCATTAATCTGGACGGCATCTATATTTGAACTAGCCCTAGCAGTTCCAAGCATTCCTCCTACTGATCCAACGGCTACTTCTTTTGGCTGAAAGGCCATGGCTGGATGGACATTATCGGAAGTCATTGAAAAGTCCTCATTCAACATACTCTTAGCAGTATCATTTAGGAAAGCAGCCATAGGGTTGTTACTTGTAAACTTAATTTGAGGTCTGGAAGCCTGGGTATTTAGAGTTCCTGGTATTTTAGACTTTACTTCCTCTTGTAGAGCTTTTTGCCTGTCTATATAAGCCGGCTGCTTAACTTCCTTTAATAGCTTAGGAAGTTCTTCTTTAAGAACGGCTCTGAGTTCTTCACGAATTAGTTTTCTTAATTGGTCTATTTGTGCCATATCTTATAAATATTATTTTCCTATGTTTACTGAGTAACGTTTATTGAGTTAGCATATTTTCCAGTAGGGTCTGTTTGAGAAAGATCACTTTTTAATTTAGTTGATTGTTTAGCTAGCATTTTTTGCACCTTTTTACGAAGTGCTTTCCCACCAGGAAGATTATTTACAAATGTAGTTAATCCTAAGGAGTCCATCTCATCTGCTGTCTCTTCTACACCTTGGAAGTCAAATTGTATATTGTCCAGACTTATATCTTCATCTCCTAAAAATCTTATTGATTCTAATACCGTAGATATCTCTTCTGTTGATAAAGATCCTAAATCTAATTTAACCAAACCTTTTGAAACTAGTAGAACTTTAACCTCATTTATTATAATAAGGTCTAAAGAGGCAAAAGTTGGAGTAGATTGAACTACTATATAATTATTTCTGTCCCTAGCTACACCATACCTTCTTTTTAGTCTAATGCCCTCATCGGTAAGTTCTTCTGTAACTATTTCTATAGTGTATTCTCCAAACTGTCTATTTATTTTATCATCTGAATTATTATACCTGTTTAAAAAGTCTTGTAACTGATCTTTTGTAGAGGTCAGATTAGAAATAGTATCATCAATCTCTTTACCTAATTCAGGGTTACAAGATTCTATATTTAACTTTATTAAGTTTAATTTATCTATAATATCTTGTATTCCAATAAGTATTCCTGTTACACAGATGGCTATCAAATTAAGAACTGCATTAATCTGATTTAATCTTTTGATTAATTTCTTTTCTCCCTGTTCTTTTAATACTGACTGGTAAATATCACTGAACTTTGTAGATATGCCAACTGTTGTAGTCACATTTGGAATTGGTATAGCTAAGAAAAAAGCCTTTATTATATTATATACTTTTATTAGAGCGATACAAATTCTGATTATAGTTCTTGCAAAATTTATATATCCTAGTATTTTTTTCCCTACAGTATTTATATTATTAGCTATTTTAATTATTTGTTTAAGTAGTGGTATAAACTTTGGTACATCTACTATCTTTGTAAGTTTAGCTATGTCTTCTTGAACTTTACCTTTACTAATGGTATTAGCAAAATTAAGAAATGCGGCAGGTGAATTTAAACCAATAATTGCAACACAATAAGCTCTTAATTTTTCTATTAGTCTTAATAATTTTTGAACCTCTATTTGATTAATATCATTTACACTTTGATATTGATTAAACTTCCCTAATGAATCTTGAAGAAAGTTTGTAATAGTAGAAGTCTGAGGAAACGCTTTTATTATCTCAGGATCATTTAATCCGGTTCCAGAACTTAATACTGTAGAAAATATAGAATTTACTTCTTGAATTAATGTATATAATCCAAGTTTACTATTTGGGTTATTAGTTGTACCATAACTTTGATAATATTGATCAATCTTTTTTTGAACCTCAAATGCCTGTGTTTGTATAAAGAATTTTGTTCTAGAAAAAGTACTACCATCATCAGGTTTATCATTAGGATTAAAAGGCTTACCTCCAGGTGCTTGATTTATTAGATAGTTAATTATATCACAATAATTAATTCCAACAAGATCAGACAAGATATTTGATATTCCTTTATCTAAAGCTTTCTGTATTTTGTTTGCTTTAGGGTCATTTTGTAATTTAAATTTACCATATAAAGTTTTATTTACACTAGTCTGTACATTAATTATAAACTTGGCTATAACACCAATAACTTTTTCCAACCCTTTGGCTGTAGTAGTATTGATGTTAAGTTTATCGTTTCCTAAGTTTATAATACCAGCCATTATCTTGTAAATGTATTTTTAGATAGAACTATAGAATTAGGGTCTCTTATAATATCTCCCAGCCTAGTAGCTTCTGAGTTTATTTTTTTACCAGCAGAAGCAATATATTGCATAGTTGCTCCTAAATCAGACTCAGAGGCTTGTCCTAGTAAAGTGCCAACAGCAGCTAATTCTTCAAGAAGTGTTAGTAGTTGTCTATTAAAAGTTTTTGCTAATAATAGAGGCTCGCCATCGGTTTTAGCATTTGGTCCAAGTTCTACAATATTAGAATATAGTTTTATACCTTCATTTGCATCAAGATTAATAGTCTTAGTTGATGATAAAGATACTGCTTGTTTTCCAAATAAAAATATAGCATCACTTTTAGAGTGAATAGTAACTCTATCTGATGTTAGAATTAGTTGGTTATCTTTATATGGAAAAACTGGTTTAAACATTATTTAGTACTATTTTCATCTTGGAATTGCGCAGAGATAGTTTCATCAGATGTAGGAAGTTGTTGTAGACTAACCACATTTTGAACTATAGGATTAATACTAACTCCAAATGAATTAAGAGGAAATGCATTTATATCTTCTAAACTTACTTGTTGAGTAGATGTCATCCATATAGCAGAACCGTCTTTATTTATATCTTCTACAATTGGATCAAAAGGAGTTACTGTTTTTCTAGGGCCTTGACTATTTGTTATTATAGTTATCGGGCTTCCATTATTTCCTGATTGCGACCAAGTATTAAAATCTTTCATTACAGGAACTGTGCTGCCGAATCTGATAGATTGGCCAAATCTAGATTGTAGAATTACATCTCCTTCAAAAGGCCTTAAATTTTTAATACTATTCTCTTGAAAAGTATATCCTAAAGGAAGTGAACCAGATACAGCATTTCCACTATATCCAGGTTTATTTACGAAATTGTTATAATATCCAGCAAGCTCATCTAAATTAGGAAACGCATTATGGTTAGAGCTTCCCCATAAAGCATAAGGAGGCATGTAGAAAAGCTGTTGCTTATCAGAGCCGTCATTTAGTTTTCTTGAAGGTCCTGTCACTATAAAAACAATTTCACTTACAGCAGGATATTGCTTTAAGAATCCAAACATAGGATAGGCTGGCTCTGATACTGATTTAGACTTTGATGTTCCTAAAGTAGAATATAATAATTCGTATCTTATTTTGCCTATATCGTTTGGAGACCCATAATCAGGATCTGGCTCTTTAGTGTTTCCTTTATATGGTCCTAGTACTAATGATTTTACCCTTCCTATCTGAAAGTATTGCCCGGAGGATCTTCCTCTATCCGCAGAAAGTTCTTGACCAAAGATAGACATTAGGCTTGTGGAAGTTGTTTAGGTTCTTTAATCTTAGCTACGGTAACGTCGGCAAATAGCTGTTCAATATCCTTTTCAGTCAATATCCCATTATCTTCAGCATCAGCTCCCTTCTTATTCTCTGCTGCTTTTTGGAACAAAGTCAATAGTTTCATTAATACTTCGTCATTCTTCAAGCTGGAGTCCATAAATCCTTTAAGTAGCGGCACAATTACAATGGCATCACCAGGAGTTTCAATCATATCGGCTAGCCTCATGATCTCCTGTTTTATTGTACTGTCTTGATTCTTGTGTTTATTATATACCTCTTCTACAAGGTCGGCGATAGTTTTCCCTTTAAATATCTCTTTATCCAGTTCCATGACTTTTTAGAATAAATATTAATAGTCATTATTTTCTAGATAGTTGTCAAGGATCCTCTTATAGATACTCTTGAGCTTTTTAATTACCTTTGTAATAGTGTTTGATTGGGTGTCGGTCATTTCTTTTACATATATAAAGACCGCCTTTTTATTGAAGATGTCTATATTCTCCCTCTTTTTGAAGATCTCAAGGATGGCGTCTGCTACTTTAATTTCATCTGTCTTATCGAACAGATCAAGAAGATTATCATCTACATATTTGACAAATAGCTCTACCACGTCTAGTCTATCTAGTTCAGGTTCTGGTTCCTTTACTATGATAGAATTGACTAAAGAGTTATCATCATGCTGTTCACCAATCTCGGCCTTTGATACAAGCTTTTTGTAATTCTTTTGATTATATATGATCAAATATCTTTTGGCAATTGTACCAAAGTAAGAATATGCTTTACCTTTTGATTGATCATAAAGGTCTAGTTTTTGTAGTAAAAATGAGATAACCTCAAACTTAAGATCTTCTATATTATCAACCTCTGTATAGTAAAACTTAAAGGTGTGAATGATGTTTTCTACTAGCTTATAAAATCCGTAGTGAATAGCCTCATTATAAATTCTATTTCTTTCTGCTTGGCTTTTACTATTTCTATACCTAAGGATTGCCTCCTCTGTTTCAATAGTGAAATAGTTATTTTTTACTTTCGGCTTTCTTTTTCTAGGCTCTCCTTTTTTAGTAAGAAGAACTTCCCCTTCACTTCCTAAGATATCCTCCATATTATTCTTCTATAAATTGGTTAATTTTTTCTTGCATCTGTTTAACATTCTCCATAAGAGACAAGAATTCTGGGTCTGATTGAACCCACAATTTGGAATCAATTTGATTTGCACAAACATTAATTTCTTTCATGCAGTCTTTTATACCACCAATAAAGACTTGCTGATTCACTACCATTCTTTCTAACTTTCTATTCTTATTGAATAGATTCCATATAATATATCCTATTACGGTTAGTACCCATAAAGATATAGAGATTACTGTTATTAGCATAATTATTTATTTTTATTTTCTATTTGACTAGCCATCAAATCAGCTTGGTGTAGAATATATGGAAGATTAGATTTTAGTTGTGTATCTGGGCCATAAGTAATATAATATGGCTTATTGGCTTCTTCATATAATCCATCATGAAGTTTGATTGCTAGATATTCATTTTCTGTAACCTGAATATTTGCTTTATGAAGCATGAATAAACTTCTATCTGCTATTCTCATGTAAGTCACATCTGGATTGTACTTATAGTATATACCTTGTTTTTCAATGTGCCACTGAGAATCATTTGGAATATAAACTGGGTTTTCATTTGTACCAAGTTTTCCAAGATCATGATTAATAGCCGAGAACACTAATTCCTCAGTAGTATAATTCTTTTTCTGGCCAAACTTATCCCAAACCTTTTCGAATACTAATGCCGCTTCAGTTACTCTAACAACATGATCAACATAACCACCAGCAAAGCAGTTGTGATTGTCAATTCTAGTTGAAGCCGGAGCCATAGAAAGAACTTCTTCTATAGACTTATAATAATCTATGAGTGAATCAGCCCTTTCAGTGTTAATATACTTTTTAATAATAGAATAGAACTTGTCCAGATTTTCTACAATCTGTTCAGCAGATAATTGTTTCATAACTAATTTTTAAAATGTGTCTTGTTCACCATTTATTAAAACTTCTATTTCTTGAAGTTTAGCTCTCATTTTTTCTATTTGTTGTCTAATTTCATCAACACTTCTTCCAGTTGATAATAGAGCTTCTTGGCCATTTAAAAAGTTATTCAATTCGAACATCTTTTTCAAAATAATATTTTTGTATTTCATTATATCAATTTACTATTTTATTATGTAATTAATTAATTGATCTACAGAGTAGAATCCTAAACCTGTTATTCCAACAGCTAATTTTCTTAGTTTACCTACTTTTTCGTATTCGTCAGTAATATAAAAGATGTCGGTAATAGATCCAAATTTATCAGTGTAAAGTACCATAGGATATTGATACACACCTGTTAGATCTTCTACTTCATCACAAATTGCAGTATCTTCTTTACAAATTATTGTAGTATAGTCCATTCCTTTTGCGTCAAGTGCTTCTTTTACTTTTTTGCACTTGCTACAACCTTCTAAAACTAATAATTGTATCATAATTCTTGATCATTAAATTCTTTATCTATTTTTTTCATCAATTCATACCATAGCATTTTTTCATCATCTTTCATAGTATTATAATTCAATGATAGATATATATATAATGCTTCTAGTTGTTCTTGTGTTATTTGATTATCACTAATTTCAAATTCCATTTAATAAGGATTTTTTATAGGGTATTTGCCTATATTTAGAGTGGATGAATTGACTTTGTTTCTTGTTTTGGTTTATGTTTGAAAGCCCTAGCGGACTAAACCGTCGGATATACCGATATTCTTTCAAATTTTCACTTCCAACTATTTTTGTATACCTGAAGCATTATACTTTGTCTTAACTCCTGGTAGTCGCATTCTTTACTCATTCTAAAACACACTCATGGAATTTCACCAAGCTATGGTATAGATCCTGAGTATACGACATTAGTTAAAATCAATATACAACAAATCTTCGAAACAAAAAAATTTTTTTTAATAAATATTTTTTTATCTCGTTTTTTTGTCTTATATTAGTATAATGGACAAAGAAATGC